GTGTGCCAAACTTACGGCGTCAAAGCAAGTGATTTGCTAGGTACATAATTTTTTTGCACAAAAACTTGATTTTAAATCAAGTAAGAAAGGAGCAAACATGAAGCAATTAAAACTAAGTATCAAACCTAAATGTGAACCAAGCGAGGGCCAATGTCTGCATTCGTCAGGCTACTCAGTAAAAATCAATGACTGGGAGCTTGGTCGAGGGGTTATTGATTTTAAACTAGAAATGCCTGCGGATAAGAAACCAAAAATCACCATCACAGCGATTCCAGATGTAATGGAAATTGATGCGACAGTGATTGCTGATATTCAGAATTTACAATCTGAATGCGATATAGAATCCTGAGAAATCTTCTTCGAGATGTCCTGAAATTTGACCAGTTGAGATTAGTTTCTTAGCGGTATCTCTAAAATCATCTTGATCAAATTCTTCAGAGCGGAAATCATGAGAAGTTCCAACTGGAACGGTTGGCTCCAGTTTAGCAAATTCTAGGATTTTGTCAGCTATATTTTTATCAAATGACATTTTTAACCCCCCTTTCTGCTTACATTATAGCAGAAAGGGATTGAGAAAAATAGAAAGGAGAAAGATGGCATTAAAAATAGACGACTACAAAGACTTTGAAATGTTTTACAAACTCCCTCAAGAGTTATTTGAAGAATGTTTCAAGGGGTTGTCAATCGGTGCTAAGGTCTTATACGCAATCTTGCGGGATAAGTGGGGCCAATCACAAAAGAACGGCTGGCACGATGAAAATGGTATCTATTGCAACTTCTCAATCAAACTACTTTCAAAAGCTATGGGTTGCTCAGAAAGATCAATAACCGCTTACAAGAAAGAATTAAACGACTATCACTTAATCACTGAAAGTAGACAGTTTAACGCGACTAATAAAATCTATGTAAATAGAGTATCTGAAGCGAAAAGTTACGTACACGCAGAATTTGCCTGTACGGAGACGCAAAATTTGCCTCACGTACACGCAGAATTTGCCTGTACGGAGACGCAAAATTTGCCAACTAACCAGACTAATATTAACCAGACTAATTTAACCAGACTTAATGATGATGATGATAGGCCTCAAAAATTAGAAAATATTCAATCTGGAACGATTGCACAGACACTCAGAAGTAGAGGTTTTAAATTAGATCAAATTCAATTTCAACAGCTATTTGATTATATTGCTTTAGACGGTATGAATATAGAACTTGTCCAGCTTGCTATCAGCAAGTCAGCAGACAATGAAGCTAGAAATTTCAGATATCTAAAAAGCATCTTGGATAACTGGAGAAAGAACGGTGTAACAACGGTCGAAGATGCGGAACAGGCAGATGAGAAATATAAATCATCTAAAAAGCCCAAAACATACAACGGCCAGAAAGATTTTAAATCCGGAAAGTATGCACTGCTTGGAACAGATATCAGCGTACACGAAATTGATCCGGAATTAGGATTTTAGGAGGTGACAGCATGGATTTACCTCTGGTCTACCATATCAACGAGCAAGAAACCTGCTCTATACATTCTTGCTTTAAGTGGTCATTAAATGACGATGTACCACTACAAGACGAACGGAACAGAACCTTTTGCCCAGAATGCCAAAGAGAAAAGATGGCGCGTGAGGAAGAGCAGAAGATAGGACAGGCTCACACGGCTACAATCCTAAGAAAGACTTACGATGTTTTTGATAAAAATAGCATCATACCGCCAGAAATGAAGAATGCGACTTTTAAGACTTTCTCAGTATCGAATGAGATCGACCATAAAGCTAAGAACTACGCTTTGAGGCTTGTAACTCATTATTTACATGACGGGCGAGGGAACGCGCTTATTATGGGTGAAGCTGGACGAGGTAAAACACACCTCGCACTAGCAATTGCAGAGAAGCTAAACGCAGACTTTAAAGCGAATAAAATTCCTAAAAGCATCTTATTCGTCAATGTGCCCACTCTATTTCAGAAGATTCAAGGTGGTTTTGATAAAAAAGGGTCTATGTCAACCAATGACTGGCTGGATCTACTGACTAAAGTTGATTTCCTAATTCTTGACGATTTGGGAAAGGGAGACCGCGGGCAGTGGAAGCAAGACTTTCTCTACACTCTTTTAGACCATCGCGATAAAACTATCATCACGACCAATATGGGCGGTAAAGCGATGAAAGAAGCGTATGACGACGGTCTAAGAAGTCGCATAACCAAAGGTGGACGGGACCTTTACTTTAAATACCCGGACAACGCAGAAGATCGGAGGAAATTGCCGTTTTGATTGACAAAATGATTGAGGGCTTCGAAGCTACTTGCTACGAGCTATCAGACGAAATTAAAGCGAAGCTACTAGCTAGCGATCCAGATCGAGCGCGTGGCAAGATCATGGAATTGTACGCTTGCCGGCTAGCCGGAAGAACATAAAAAAGGCCCCTTGGAAAGGCAATTCCAAGAAGCCAAGAGATAAAACTTTTCTAAGGAAATTATAACATGACTAAAACTAAAAAGCAATGGCGACCGCGCATTATTAATATCATGTCGGACGGTAGCCAGTTAGAAAACTTGACGGGATACACAATCCCAAAAGATAGCGGATATTATAACGCAATCAGACGAATTAATAAGGAGATTTGAAATGTATAACGACATTTTAGCAGGCTTAACAATCGCAGGAACATTCTTCACGGCTGGTTACATCGGAGCCGTATGGGATTTCAAGAAGGCCCAACGGAAGAAATTAACTGAGCAAAAAATCAAAGCCGTCACAGACGCGCTAGATGAGGGAGTGCTGGAAGTTAAGTTAGAGGGTGTGAATGAATATTTGACGAAATTGGCAGAAGCACGGAAGCACTCACATTCGGATAATAGCTGGCTATAAAAGGAGGGTAGGCTATGAATGAACGCTTACAGCTTATACTAGCTTGTATCAGAGTAGGACGAGCGAATGTACTGACCACGCGCGACATTGCCAAAATGACAAACCTATCAGTACGAAAGGTTCGAGGTGGCATCGCAGAACTTCGACTTAACTACTCAGTGCCTATTGTGGCAAGCCGTTCACTTCCTCGCGGGTATTATTTTGCGGAGAATGACGACGAGTACACAGCTTGGGTGCTACAGTACAAGAAGCAGATTAAGACAGAGCAGAAGTTGCTAGACAGCTTGAAATCTACGAGCTGGGATCACTATAAGAAAATCAAAGAGGAGATAAAACAATGACAAATAACCAAGTGGCAGTTAAATCAACAGGAGACTTTCTTACAAACCCGCAACTACTGAGCGCAAAGATCGTCAAGCAGTACCTTGACCCGTCTGGAAAAGCCAGCGATGAAGAACTAGCTTACTTTATCGCAACGTGTAAAGAGCGCAATCTCAATCCATTTACTAAAGAGGTGTACTTTATCAAGTATGGAACGAATCCAGCACAAGTAGTTGTTTCAAAAGATGCCTTTATGAAGCGGGCGGAGCAGAACCCGAATTTTGACGGGTTTGAAGCTGGTATCGTGGTAGAAACACCAGAAGGGGAAATCAAACAGATCACAGGTACAATCCACAGCAAACATGATGAACTTTTAGGGGGCTGGGCTAAAGTCTACCGCAAAGATCGAAGATATCCTATCGAAGTAGACGCAGACTTTAAGGCTTACAACACAGGAAAATCTATGTGGGCTAAAATGCCAGAGTTGATGATCCGTAAAGTGGCCCTTGTATCTGCAATGCGTGAAGCCTTTAGCGAAAACGTGGGAGGCTTGTACACAGCAGACGAAATGGAACAGGCACAACCTATTGATGTGACACCCAAAGAAAGCCGTGATGATGTGATTAAACGCAAACAAGCACAGATTGAACAGATGAGCCAAGAACAACCGAAGAAGGTTGAACCAGCGGCAATCACGGAACATCAAGCGGAAGAACTGCCTTTTGTAGCAGAAGGACTACCAGAAGACATTGACCTGCCATTTACTTAAAAAAGGAGACTCGGATAATGAAAGAAGCAGAAACAGTAAACCAGCTCGACAATATCCAGATCAATTTTGAACCTGCTAAGGTCGCATTTAGCGACTTTGGAGCGTTCGAGGCTGGAATTGAGCAAGCTATTGCAAAATACGGGACATTTGACCTTGAAGTCAACACGATTGAAGAAGTCAAACAAGCACGGACTGACTTGAACAAATTGAGCAAGAGCCTCGAAGACCGCAGAAAAGAAATCAAGGGTAAAATCAACGAACCTTACGCAGAATTTGAAAAAGCGTACAAAGTACCTTACGGCAAGCTGGAAGATTTGATCGATATCTTGAAACAACAGATAGATGGCTATGAGGACGCTCAGAAGGAATTGCGACAAGATGCGGTGCGTAACTGGTTTAAAGAGAAAGCCCTTGAGGGCAACCTTAACCCAGAGATTTTTGAACAATATCTGGATAGTTATACCAAGGCTGGGCAATTTAAAAAAGACAGCTTCCAACTCTTGAAAAAGACAGAAGCAGAACTGGAAGCAATCGTGCTTGCTGAATTGCAAAAGCAAAACCAGAAAGAACAAGATATTTCAATCATCAGCAGTCAGTGTGCTGCTCATAACATTGGGCCAGCTACTTATATCCGAGCTTATGAAAGCGGTCAGACACTTGCAGAAGTACTTGCTAGTATCACTGCAGACATTGAGAGCGCCAAGCTATTTAAAGAGCGCCAAGAAGCACAGAAGCGAGCAGAAGAAGAACGCAAGGCAGAAATTGAGCGTATGGCTAAAGAGCAAGCGGAAGCAAGTATCAAGGCCTACGATGCAGAAACTGGCGAGGTTATTGAAGATGAGCCAAAACCAGAACCAGCAAGTGATAAGTATGTAACTACTATCAAATTCTGGTTTGATATCGAACAAGCCAAGAAATTCAAGGAATGGCTTGATGAAAATGATATCAAATTTGAAACCGTGGAAGGAATGAAGAAATGCTAAATAATGTATGCGAAGAATGGAGGGATGTTGTAGGTTATGAGGGTTTGTATAAAATCTCAAACCACGGAAGAGTAAAAAGTTATCATGCAAGATATAAAAAGCCTAGAATTTTAAAAACTAGCATGACAACGACAGGCTATAGAAAAGTAGAACTCGCAAAAAACAAAGTAAAAAAGTCGCATAAATTCCATAGGTTGGTGGCTGAGGCATTCATTCCAAATGAAGGGAACAAACCCTATATAAATCACTTGGATAGTAACCCGCTAAATAATAATGTTAACAACCTAGAATGGTGTACACAAAAAGAAAACATGGTTCATTCTGCTATTTTCGGAAATCATAAAAGTCTTGCGTGGAAAAATAAAGAACAAGTTGTAACTGATTATATATCTGGCAAGTCTATCCGATATCTCGCTAAGAAGTACGCTGGAAATAGTTGCGTTACTATAAAGAACGTTTTAAAACGTGAAGGTGTAAGGATAAGAAGCGTTTCTGAACAAAAAATGAAATATAAATACTCTAGGGAGGAAATGTTGTCCATGTTTGAAGAAGGTCTAAGAAATGTAGACATAGCAAAAGAATTGGGAATACCTAGAGTGTTAGTCAACACTTATAAACATAAATGGAAGAATGGAGAGAAATTATGTTAAATTCAACGTGCCTTGTTGGGCGCTTAACGAAAGACCCTGAACTTCGTTACACTCCAAGCAATCAAGCAGTAGCTACTTTCACGCTGGCAGTCAACCGCAACTTCAAAAGCCAGAACGGAGAGCGTGAAGCTGATTTTATCAACTGTGTGATCTGGCGACAACAAGCAGAGAACTTGTCCAACTGGGCTAAAAAAGGGACTTTGATTGGTATCACAGGACGGATCCAAACGCGCAACTACGAAAATCAGCAAGGCCAGCAGGTCTATGTGACCGAAGTGGTCGCAGAACAATTCCAGCTTTTGGAAAGCCGGAAAGACCGTGAAGCGGGGCAGTCGCAAGGGTACAGTCAGCCGGATTTCTCACGGCAGGCAACAGCTAATACGAGCCCTATGGACATCTCAGATGATGATTTACCATTTTAAAAATGTAAAAAAGAGAAATAACATGAAACAACAAAAAGAATTTTACGCAATCGCACAAAATGGGACAAACAATTTTTTAACAGGGCATAAAAATCGAGAACGCGCACTGACGTTTAGCGCTGATTATACTGGTGATGTACGCGGTGCTTTGATTTTCGAAAAGGAAAATGAAAAATCAGAGGAAGCGATGCACAACATTGCTGAAGCAGTAGGTGGTCGTCTTGTTAAAATCAAAGCAGAATACGAGATCACGGAAGAAGATGGATCAGAGTTACAAGAACCAGATGAAAGTATTGGAAAGTGCGACCACGATGCCGTTGATAGCTTCTTCAAAAAAATGTTAGGGCTTTAAGATGATTAAATTGACAATACCTATCGAGCCAAAACCCCAAACCCGCCCAAAATTTGGGCGAGGTGGGGCATACGAAGACCCGAAAATGAAAGCATGGCGCAGATCAGCTACATACCTCATTAAAAGTCTATATAAGGGCGAGAAGATGAAAGGCTATCTTAAAACAGAAGTCACATTTTATCTAAAAGCACCTCAAGTTGTATCAAAGAAACCCACACCAAAAGCTAAAGCGAAAACGTGGGAACGATATGAACGATTTTTAAACGAGAAAATCTATTGCGCCAAAAAGCCAGATCTTGACAATCTGGAAAAGGCAATATATGACAGCATTTCAGACGCTAATTGTATTTGGTGGGACGATAACCAAGTTGTAGAACATACGACAAGAAAGGTTTACTCGCCAAATCCACGAATTGAAATTAAAATTAAAAAAATCTAGGAGATAACAACAATGAACAAAAAATTAGTTTTAGCAACAGTGGTAACAATCGCAGCAGTAGGAACAGCAACAGGAGTGAAAGCAGATGAATCAACTGGAACAACTACAGCAGGAAATGAAACAACTGCAGTCGGAAATACAGCAACACGAGAAGATGGAAATCAAGTATCTGAAACAGTGGGACCAAGCGAACAGAAAGAACCTCAAGGAAGCAATGCTACGGAAACAGAAAGAGGGGCAACTGGTGAACGTGAAGGAACAAATCAAAATGCTACAGAAGTCACCAAGCTGGGTGACCAAATAACCGTTAAAAACCCTGATGTTGATATGCATTTTACCAAAGGCGCAACGGGTAATGGAACAGGAAAATATGTCAATTTTAAGGTGGAATACAAAAATATCGACTTTCCTGACTCGATGACAATTAATGAGGGTGATCAAGTTGTTTTGCACATGCCTAAAGAAGTATCATTTCGTACTGACTTTGACTTCGATGTTAAAAACCCATCGGATCAAACAATTGGTCATGCACAAGCAAGTGTAGAAAAAGGAACAGTCACAACAACCTTTAATGATTACTTTTCAAAGAATTCTTTGAACAAACAAATGGCTATGACCTTTGATGCCGTATGGACTGATGCAGTTAAATCAGGGGAAGAAGCTACACTTAATTTTGATGGAACAGTCAAGAAGGTCATGGTAGATCCAGAACCAGAACTTGATCCCACAACTGAGAAATTCTCGAAATGGGGCTCACAAGCAGAAGATGATCCACAAGTCTTGCGATGGACATTCCGTCTGAATCTATCAAAACAAAAACTTGAAAACCTTATCATCAAAGACCGCTGGACAAATAACCAAGAGTACGTTGAAGGGAGTCTTGAACCATTCTTTGTTGATGATGCTAAGACTTGGACAAACTACACCAGTGCTAAAGACTACCTTGATAGCTTCCATATTTTAAATGGTGGTTTTGATCTTAAGATGAAAACCTTTGACCGAATCTTGTACGTTAACTATCGTACACGGTTAAAAACACCAGTCAAGGAATCAAATGATCCACTAAATGTAGTTTGGGCAAGAGATGGTGAGGGGGACACACTAGCAGATAACTATAATGCTCACATTGCCCTTGTCGGCGGTAAGGGACGAGCTTCTGGTGAAAATAAGCCTAAACCTACATTTGAAATTCCTAAGGAATCGCCAAAAGTAGAAATTCCTGAATTTCAGGGTGGCATCCCTGGCATTCCGGAAGTACGAGAAAAGCCTGAGTGGCAAGGTGGTACAGTACCATTTGATGCTCCAATCCTTGATAAGCCAGAATGGAAAGGCGGGGTAACACCTCCGGGCGCGCCAGTATTGGACAAACCAGAACTAGTGATCGATATTCCAGAACCTAAACATGACGAACCAAAACCACAACCTAAAGAAGACAAGCCTAATACACCAGCGCCAAAAACAAACGAAGATCCGAAAGTCGAAGAAGTAAAGATCGTAAAATCGCGTGAAAAATCAAGCGAAAATCACGCGAAAAACAAATCTGAAGAAGTCGAAGCGTATAGCGCGCCAGCTCTACTTCCTAATACGGGTGCAGAAAGCGGTCTTGTATTATCATTCGCTGGTATGTTTATTCTCAGTGGTATGGCACGAATCGCTCTTAAACGTGAGGGTAAATAATTTAGGCTGGCAGATTTTAACAGATCTGTCAGTCATAACCTCACAAAAAATAAGACACTGACACGAAGCTAGGTGAGGGGTTTCGACCTGTATATCAAACTATAAAAAATAAAAGGAGAGTCCTTTCTTACACGAATTTACATACTAGGAAATCCGATATACGTTTCCAAACGATCAACAGACTGCATAAGTCGGTAATGATGATAGTTCATAGCGATGCCGTTGATCCATTGCGCCCTATATTGGTATGAGGCTTGGAAACCTCAGAGGGTTCGATTCCCTCTATAGGGTTTAGGACGGGTGCATTCGTGGACTCCTTATAGTTTTTGTTACATTTTTACTGCTATCGACCCGTCCCGATAGCTGGCTAGCTGTAGACTCCTTGAGTGGTGCGACTCCACTCGCTAGTCATTGCTCACTATAAAATTAGAAAGGCTCTCTAATCTGTTTTTCTGAAAAAGGGGAGCAGAGCAACTCCCTTAATTTAATAAATCAGATTAGAGATCATTATGGATATTGATTTAATTAAGCGATCTATTCGATTGGATCGACAGCGACTACAAGATACGAGTAGTGACTTGATCATACAAAAAACATCGGTAAGACAGCGGTTTTAGGACGCACAAGGGCAATCAAAGAAAGGATAAATAAAAACATTATGGTATTGGAAAAAGAATTAGTAACGTTAACGAAGAAATGGTTTATCGACCGTGATTTAGAAAACGGTGGACGGTTAGACAAGCAATCACTTAAATTAAGTGAAGAATTTGGCGAATTATGCGCTGGATACCTCAAGCAGAATGAAAAGCTGACTAAGGATAGCATCGGAGATTGTGCGGTTGTTATTGTAGGGCTTGCATTATTAATCAAGGAAGATGTGCATAGCATCTTCGAGGAATCAGATAACATCAGACGCAAGGATGCAATGGAATGTTTTAAACTGTTAAATGCAAACATTTCAGAGTTCCAGTTATCACAGGATTTAGCTAGCAAGGAAATGTGCCGTCATAATCTAGTGCGTGCAGTGGCTTATCTTAAATCTATTAGCAAGGCACTGGACTACGACTTTACAGATTGCTTTGAGCTGGCCTACAACGAAATCAAAGATCGCAAGGGTAAATGGATTAATGGAACGTTTGTTAAAGAGGAGGATTTGAAGAAATGAAGCCTAAAAGATACCCATATTCGGGATTTGAAGACTCAAAAAGATCGGCTAGTGTAGATGAGTTTGGAATCGTAGCATTCCAAATATTACTTTCGGGAAAAAGTTACTCAAATACATTTACACAGTTGTGAAAAATCACGATGACACTACTATCATTTATTTCAGAATTCCTAAACCCTTTGGATACGAGACACAAAGAGCCAAGATAAATCTGAGCTATGAGGACACTCTAAAAATTTTGAATGACAAACTAAAGGAGCAATAAGATGAATAAACAAGAATTATTTGAGAAAATTGAGGGTTTAAATAAATTATATGGAGAAACCAAAAATTATGTTGTAGTTGATGATGTCTTGAATTTAGTGAAACTACTAGACGAGCCACAGAAGCCAGTCGTGCCACAGTTTGTGGCGAATTGGATTGAGTATTGTAAATTTACTCACGTTGATTTGCAACACGCTTTAATTGTTGGCGATGTATATTTTTACAATTACGCGAATCAAAAAGATTTTTCAAAACTAAAAGATTTTTTTGAAACTGAAAATAATCAAGAAGTTTTCGCCCGTGCTTGGTTGGATGGCTATAAAATCGAACAGGAAAAGCGGTATTTGGTGAAGATGAAAGGCATGGCTTCTAATTTTCGATTTTTAAAATATAATTTGATAACTGAAAATTGTTACATGGGAAATGATGGTGAAATTCAGCATGCAAGGTTATACCACACCCGCAAAGAGCTTGAAGAAGCCGGGTTTGGAGAAGTGTTTAATAGTCAGTTATTTGAAGTTGAGGAGGTAGAGGGATGAATTTGTATATGTTTCCAAGTTGTACTAAAGAAGATGATAGAGAGTTTACCATTGAAGCTCTTAAGAAACTTAGTGGTGAAGAAGTTCGTGTAATTAATGCAAAAACACTGGAGGAGTGATGGATTTACAAAATGTTTTAGAGATGCAACTGGTTTTAGGTAAGCAAGTTTTAGAGATTATTTTAGATTTGCTAAAAAACGACTCAAAACATGGGGTGGTTTTGCCTTTAAGCATAAATGATTATGATTTTAAAATTACAGTAGAGCAAGAGGTGGAAGAATGAGTAAATTTGAAATCTATTTATCCAAAAACGACCTTGAACATATCGCTAATGGTCATGATATAAAAATAAAAATCAATGGCAAAAGATTTTTGGGGACAAATGAAATCATTTTGAAACCTGCGTTGATGAATGATGTTATGGCTCCGATATTGAATTATAAAAATAAAATAATCGATACTGAACAGCAAAATATTGTTAATAGTTTTATAGGAGGTGCAAGATGATTCCAATTAAGAAATTAGGGAGGATGAGGATAAATGATAGAAAAAATTTGGAGTATTGTTCTTTATTTGAATGTTCTCGATGTGGTTCTCATGTCATTAGACCAACAGGGGAGGGTAACAGATTGACAGCATGTAGTCAATCTTGTTCTCAATTAGGTATTAGGAGAGGACCTTATAAAGAAAGTGTCATTATTAGTGGATATGAATACATTTATATGCCAGAACACCCTAATGCTATGAAATCTGGTTATGTTGGAAAACACAGGCTAGTTTTAGAAAATAAATTAGGGAGATATTTAATGGATGGAGAAATTGCACATCATGTGAACGAGGATAAGTTAGACAACAGTCCTGAAAATATTGAATTGATGTCATTCTCAGAACACTCAAGATTGCATGCAAAAGAAAAATGGGAGGAGCGTGGTGGTTTTGTTACGATTTAGAGCGTGGGATACCACAAATAAAGAGATGTTTAAAGATACTTTTGCAATAACAGAAAGTGGGCAGGTTGTAGTAGTTGACCAGTCATCTGTCTTAACTAGTCCAGATTATATTTTTGTGGATAATCTAGTTATTATGCAATCAACAGGACTCAAAGATAAGAATGGTAAAGAAATCTTTGAGGGGGATATCTTACGTCATCAGATACAGACAGAATATACCTTTATTGTCAAATATGACAAAGACAAAGGTCGTTGGTATGGTGACAGTCTAAGTCGCACTTATCAAATTGATATCACAACGGACTTTCTAAAATTTTACAAAGTTATCGGCAACGCCTACGAAAATCCGGAAGTTTGGAAGAATTGCAGAAGAAGAAAGAACATATTGAAAAATGTAATCAAAACGTTAGAAAAATAAAGGAGTAACAAAATGAAACGACCAAATAGATATCCATACACTAGAAGTCAGTGGAAAGTACTTTATAGATTCAATCACGAAACCTTTCGAAAAGAACCGTATTTCTTAAATAATCTTACTTTGAAAACAAAGGAGGTGGAGTGATGGATAAACAAAAAGTAGTTATTGATAATGGTTGGCACGAAAATCCTCGGAATAATTCCAGACCAGAGCACAGAGATCCTTATGAATTTGTGTTCAGCCCTCTTTGGGAGGATCCCGATGATTACAATAGAATTTGAGGTGAATGATGAATAAACTATCTTATACAATACTCGGTACAGTATCGCTGGTGTTTCTTATCGTATGCGTTAATTTAAACTCACGGATTAATGAGTTGAATACTAAATGCCACGATTTAGAATGGACGGTACAAGAGCATGAGTTATCTATCCAGCGAATGGCTGAGAAGAACAATGCGCAGGATGTTATTTTAAATAAATTAAACAGCGAGTATCAGATGCGTGAACGGCAACGGGCGAAAGAGCTGAAAGAGGCGGCCGAGTTTAATGGAGTGGGTGGATGAATAGATTAAATATTGAAGATAGACCAGATCTACAGCATCTCTCAAAAGGCAAGCAATATCTAATAAAAATGAATGAGCTTACCATTGATTTGATACGTGATTGTAATAAGATGACCGCTCAAGAAGTAAGCAATGTGAAAAGAAAAGCTAGAAATCTATATGAAGAACTCGTGCGGTTAGAATACGAAGCGGAGGGAGAAGATGAAAGGGGGGATTGAATGCTTTTTGGTGAAGTGCTGAAGAACAAAACAAAGGAGAACGCAGATAATACACTCAAAAACTACCGTGTACTTTTGAGGATTGTAGGGGAGGAATACAGCCCTAAAGTAACGGCTACTTATTCCTTGGAACCAAAGAGCGCACCAAGCTCTCCAAGTCGTCAAACCGAACAGATGGTTATTAGACGAGTTAGCGCTCAGCAAGAGTTGGAGCTTATGGCATCGGCAATCAATAGGTTGTCTGACCTAAACCTATCACAGATTTTGATTGAGCGATATTGCCGAGTTAGATTTAGGCAAGACAAAGCTATTTATCCGAGCCTTGGATATTCAGAAAGCGAATACTATAGATTGCTAGATCGGGCATTGCTAGAGTTTGCAGAAGCGTACAAAGCCGGGGAATTGCTAGAGTATAGATTCCTGGGAGATAAATGAAAGGAAATTGGGAGTAAAAGCGCTGTATTGAGTGGTATTATAGTACTATCCAATGAAGCAGATAGGATCTGCGCCATTTGGTTGCTTCTTTATGATAAGGTTGCTGGGTAACTCAACGGTTAGAGTAGCGGACTTTTCACCCGCATAGTACAGGTTCGATTCCTGTCCCGGCTATAAAGATAGGCTAACTCCCAAAGCCTATCTTTATTATTTTGTCCGAAAGGAGTGATGAAAAATTGCTAAACTATCATTAAAACAGCAGACATTTTGTGATGAGTACATCATTTCTGGAAATGCTACTCAGTCAGCGATTAAGGCTGGATATAGTAAAAAGACAGCTAGAAGCCAAGGACAGCGCTTGCTGACAAAAGCTGACATTTCAGAATATATCCAAAAATGCATGGAAAAGTTGCAAGACGAAAAGATCTTGACCCAAAAACAGATCCTTATCATGCTCTCGGAGATAGCATCTGGGAAAGCGATGGAAACGACAGTTGTTACAACAAAAATAGCTGAACTGTTGCAAGATCCTAAAACTGGTAAGAGCGTCAAGGTCTATAACGAGATACCACAATTAGTGGAATATCCAACTAAAAACAGCGATAGGAACAAGGCTCTTGAGTTACTTGGCAAGCGTTACGGTATGTGGACTGAGAAAGTTGGTCTGGATGTGGCCGATACGACAATCACAATTATAGATGCGTGGTCTAAAGATGGAAGTTAATATCCAAGATAATGTTAACCCACATTTTAAAGATGTCTGGACTACCAGTAAGCCCTACAATGTGCTGAAAGGTGGCCGTAACTCTTTTAAGTCTTCGGTAATAGCCTTGCTACTGGTCTTTATGGTAATACCGTTTCTGATTGCCGGTAAAAAGGCGAATGTGGTTGTTATTCGTAAAGTCGGCAACACTATCCGAGATAGTGTATTTCTTAAAATACAATGGGCTTTAAATAAGTTTGGGTTATCCGGACGGTTCAAAGCTACTGTATCACCTTTTAAAATACAAGATACAGTCACAGGATCGTGTTTCTATTTCTACGGCCAAGATGATTTCCAGAAATTGAAATCAAACGACATTGGTAATATCATTGCGGTCTGGTATGAGGAGGCTGCAGAATTTAGCAGTGAAGAAGATTTTGACCAGTCAAATGTAACCTTTATGCGACAGAAGCATCCAGACGTTGATTTTGTCAAATTCTTCTGGTCCTACAATCCGCCAAGAAATCCCTATAACTGGATCAATGAATGGACGGACAGAGTAGCAGATAATGATAATTATTTAGTGCATTCATCCTCTTATTTGAATGATGAGCTAGGCTTTGTCACTGAACAAATGCTAGAGGATATCAGACGGATAAAGGAAAATGACTATGACTACTACAGATATATTTATCTTGGTGAGCCGGTTGGTATTGGTACGAACGTGTATAACATGGATTTGTTTAAGCGCGTAGACAAGATACCAGATAGTGAGCGTGTCATAGGTCAGCTATTCGCGGCAGATACAGGGCACCAACAGTCAGCAACTACTTGCTTACACGCAGTTGTTACTAACAGATCCAATCTCTATCTTGTGGATAACTACTACTACAGCCCGGCTGGCAAGGTCAAGAAGAAAGCTCCGAGCGTATTGTCTAAAGAGCTTCATGACTTCGTTGTTAATCAGACAAAGAAATACCCGAACGTTCCGGTAATTGAAATGACGATAGATAGCGCGGAGGGAGCTTTGAGAAATCAGTATTTAGAAGACTTTGGTATTCGCTGGCATCCAGTGGCCAAGAAGAAAAAGATAATAATGACCGAGTATGTCCAATCGCTCCTTGCGAATGGGCGTTTTTATTATTTCCCAACTGAAAACAACCTCAAGTATTTTATCGAGGAACACAAGCGTTATCAGTGGGACGAGAAAACTGTTAAAGATGATGATCCTAAAGTCATCAAAGAGGACGATCACACTTGCGACGCGTTCCAATATATGATCGTTGATAACGCGCAACTATTAAGATTAAAAGCCTAGAGAAAGGTTTGAAATGAGTATCTTACAATCACTAAGAAATATATTTAAGAGGGGTAAATATGTAATGACGAGCCAATCACTAGGCAATATCACAGAACATCCTAAAATAGCAATTAACAAGGACGAATACGATCGTATTCAGAAGAACTTGAAATACTACCAGAGTAAGTGGGACCCTATCCGGTATCGCAATTCAAACCGGGTTGATAAACAGCGGGCACGAAATCACTTGCCTATTGCTCGCACGGCTTGTAAGAAGATTGCCAGCTTGGTATTTAATGAGCAGGCAGAGATAAGCGTGGCGAATGGAACGACAAACGAGTTCATTCAATCAGTCTTGCTGAATGACCGCTTTAACAAAAACTTTGAGCGATACCTTGAGAGCTGTTTGGCTCTGGGTGGTCTTGCTATGCGTCCATACGTTGACGACGACAAGATCAAGATTTCATTCGTACAAGCCCCAGTTTTTTATCCATTGCAGTCCAATACACAGGACGTATCTTCTGCAGCGATTATCAACAAGAGTCAAAAAACAGTAGGCAAGGAAACGATCTACTATACTTTGGTCGAGTTGCATGAGTGGACCAAGGATAAGAAATACACAATCACTAACGAGCTGTATCGCTCGGATGAAAAGGAGCGTGTTGGTGACCGTGTACCACTATCTGAGGTATATGAGGACCTTGAGGAAGAAGTAACGCTTGATGGGCTTACACGGCCGTTATTTACTTACTTGAAACCCCCTGGCATGAATAACAAGGATATCAACAGCCCGCTGGGGTTGTCTATCTTTGATAATGCTAAAAGTACTATTGATTTTATCAATACAACTTATGACGAGTTTAAGTGGGAAGTCCGAATGGGACAACGTCGTGTACTGGTGCCAGATCAAACTGTCCGAATTGCTTTTAATCAGCACGGGGATACTGATTTAGTCACGCGCGAATTCGATCCAGAACAGAATGTCTATGAGCAGATAGACGGTGGCAAAGATACACCTATCAACATCACAGACCTTACAACTCCTATCCGGTCAGACGACTATATCAAGGCAATCAACGAGGGCCTTGCCTTGTTTGAGATGCAGGTTGGAGTATCGCCTGGAATGTTCACGTTTGACGGTAAGAGCATGAAGACTGCGACCGAGGTTGTATCCGAGAACTCTGATACATACCAACTAAGAAACAGTATCGTGAGCCTTGTAGATCAGTCTATCAAAGAGCTTGTGATTTCTATTTGTGAGATTGGTACGCTCTATGGATTGTACAGCGGGCCTATTCCAGACATGGACGAGATCACAGTAAATCTGGACGATGGTGTCTTTGTTGATAAGAATAACGAGCTGGACTACTACGCTAAAGCCTTGTTAAGTGGCCTTGTTAGTAAGCAGTATGCTATTTCCAAGGCGCTGGGCTTGTCAGACGAGGAAGCTAAACAAATGCTTGATGATATCAAGAAAGAAACGGCTGAAAGCATGGAGCTAGAACGTAGCACCGGCGAAGTTGATATTTATGGAGAGTGAGTAGATGGCGCGTAACAAGTACCCGGTATTATTTAACGAGGAACAGCTAGAGTTGCGCGCTTCACAGGTTGGTGATATCTATCATCAAATGGCGCGTGACCTATTTGACGAGGTTATTGATAGGTTATTAGATCGCGGTGCTGAATCGCTGGCAGATAATCCGTATATCTGGCAGTTAGAGCGTATGAGCCAGATGCACATGCTAAATGAGCAGAATCTGGAAACAATCGCACGCTACTCTAAAATAGGCCGTGAACAGCTCAGAAAGGTCATTGAATATGAAGGCTTTAAAATCTATCAGACCACCAAAGAACAGCTCATAGACGACCTCGGAGGTGGTGATTTTGGCAATTCTAAACACGCGCAGGAATTACTCGCTGGTTATTTCGAACAGTCGCACGGTGATATCAGTAACTTGATTAATACCACGCTTCCAGGTATCGTGACAGATGTATATCGTCAAATGGTCCAGGAAGTTGTAGCTCGCCAAGTGGTCGGTCTAGTCACACATGATAAGGCTGTATCTCAGACCGTCATGAAATGGCAAGAGATAGGCTTTAAGGGCTTTATTGACCGAGGCGGACACTACTGGAAAGTAGACAACTACGCTAGGACGGTTATTAAAACAACTGTTATGCGTAGCTACCGAGAAATGCGGACGATGCCAGCGGACGAGCTGGGGATTGATACCTTTTATTATTCTAAAAAGGCTACAGCTCGCGAGGCTTGCGCACCTCTACAGCACCATATAGTTACCTACGGCCCGGCAAGGGAAGAACACGGTATCACTATTCTATCGCTTGCAGATCATGGCTACGGGACGCCTGGTGGCTGTCTTGGTATCAACTGCGGACACATGCTTACTCCTTTTGTCCCTGGTATAAACGAACTACCAGAGCTGGGGCCGGACGTTAAGAATATAACGCAGGAAGAAGCTATAAGAAATGCTAATGCTCAATCTAAGCAAAGGGCATACGAGCGAGCTATTCGCAAGTCCAAGGAAAAGTTACACGTAGCCGAGAAGCTAAACGACCAGGAACTTATCAGCAAGTTTAAAACTAAAATCAGAGACCAGCAAGCAACCTTGCGAGATTATATCGCGGACAAGCCTTTTTTGCATCGTGACTATGCGAGGGAGAAAGTTTATTGATCGAAAAAAGGAAAAAGAAGATGAAGAACATTTTCAGACGATCGTTAGAAAAGATTGTTTTTAAAAACAAAAAAACTTTTTTAGACTATCAGCGAAGCATTGGCCGTGCAGCGTTTGATGGATTTAAATTTGGTTTTAAAATGGCAAATGAAAGGATGTTAAAAGATGGAAGATTGGAAGGAACGTTTCAAAGTTGAATACTACGAATTGCATGAACGCTTCGGTAAATTAGTATACATGATTAGCAAATACGAATAAGGGACACTTGAGTTTAAACCAAACTGCCCTATCGACTTACTAAAAGCGCAGAAGACTGCAATGTATAACTATTTGTGCGTTTTGAACGAACGCGCAAAGCTCGAAGATATCAAGTTGTAGATAATGAACCGCAGATCATGCGGTTTTTATTTTGCGCCCATTATTTGGAGTAAGAGGTGATTTCCTCCTTTTTTCTGCCTCTTGCGGGATCGTTACCCGCTGGGCGCTTTCGTTGTCGGACGTAAACCGGCGAATTCGTCTCCTGGACGTAAAACAGAAAGGAGTTTTAAACATGAGTTTAAAACGTGAGATGTTAGTTGATGCAGGTATTGAGGACAAGGACACTATTGAGCGCATTATGGCAGCGTACGGGTCAGCAATCAAAGAGGCCAAGTCAGAAGTACAAGCAGAAAACGACAGCTTGAAAACACAACTTGAGCAACGTGGCCAAGCTATCAAAGACTTACAAGCCAAAGAGGGAGCTAGTGAAGAAGCCAAGAAACAACTGGAAGATTTACAGGCTCAGTTTGAAAGCTATAAGACCGAGAACGAAGCGAACCTTGCGCAAGTTAAGAAAACCAACGCGGTTGCATTGGCTCTGAAAGATGTGGGAGCACACAACTCCGAGGACCTTATGAAGTTTATTGATCTTGACAAGATCGAACTTGCTGAAGATGGCAAGCCAAAACTAGAAGAAACTATCAACGGTCTAAAAGAATCAAGCCCTTACCTTTTTGTCCAAAAGGAAGAACCACAGGAACCACAGCCAAAGTTCGCGCTTGGTGGCAATCCGTCCGCTGGTGGTGACAACAACCTCAGCCCGGAAGAACAAGCTCTATTTGCTGGCTTTGACAGCATTTAATAACTAAAGAAAGTAGGATAAGCCTATATGACTATTAATTACGCATCTAAATTTGACGTTAAAGTAGATGAGCGCTTTGCTAAAGAAGCCCTTTCTGCTGGGATCATCAACCAGGATTTCAATTTCACTGGTGTAGATACCGTTAAAGTGTACTCAATCCCAACAACAGCAATGAACGACTACGCCCTTACTGGTAACACCCGTTACGGCACGGCTGCTGAATTGGAAAACAATGTGCAAACATTGACACTTACCAAAGACCGTTCATTCACGTTCACGATCGACAAACGCTCAGTACAAGACACGTTGGGAACTTTGGAAGCAGGTAAGGCTCTTGCCCGTCAATTGGTAGAAGTTGTTATCCCAGAAGTTGATAAGTACCGTTTTGCCAAAGTCGTTGCTGGTGCTGATACAGACCACGTTAAAACTGGCGCTGTCACTAAAAATAACGCTTATGAAGCAGTCCTTGACGGTCAAGTAAAATTGACTGACGCGCTTGTGCCGGAAGAAGGACGCAAACTCCACGTATCTCCTGAGTTTTATAAACTCATCAAACTTGATCCATCATTCGTGAAGAACTCTGACCTCGGTCAAGAAGTAGCGTTCAAGGGTCAAGTTGGAGCTATCGACGGCTTGCCTGTTATCTTGACTCCAACTTCTCGCTTGCCTGAAAACGTAGCGTTTGTTATCGCGCACCCTATCGCAACCACTTCTCCTGTCAAACTCGAAGACTACAAGATCCACGATAACCCACCAGGCATCAACGGCTACCTTGTAGAGGGTCGTATTCGTTACGATGCCTTTGTCCTTGACAGCAAGAAGAAAGCGATCTACGTTCACAAAACAGCGTAAGGAGTAAAAAATGGCAGAAGAAACAAAAACAACTAAAGCGGAAGCAGTAACTGAACAGGCTGCGACAGTTTTGGTAAAGGACGATGTAACCTTTACCATCACTGATCCCAATCTAGTATCTGCTTTTTTGACTAGCGGTTACGATATCAAGGAGTAACGAATGGCGAAATATAAAGCTACTTGTAACTTTTTGATCGAATCAACAGACCAAAACTTTGACGAGGGCACGGTCTACGAGTTAACGACTGCAGAAGCAGAAGAAATCAACCAAAAGACAAGCCTCGCCTTTGGTGAGGAGTGGTTGGAACTTGTTTCTGATAGCGACTCCGTGGCCCAAAAGGTGGCCTCTGAATAGGAGGTATCATGGCATACTTAACGCATGAAGAGTATCGTGAGTTAGGTTTTGATAAGACAAGCGAGTTTAACGAATTATATAAACGTGCTGAGCTTGCTATTGACATCTTTATCCGTCATTATTATGACTTTCATGATTTTGACACGGATCATAAGATGCGCAAAAAGGCAGTTAAACTTGCTACGGCTTACCAGATTCAATACCTGGACAGCACGGGCGTTTTAACCGCTGAGGATAAGCAGACAATCGCAAGTGCCACACTAGGACGTACATCGGTATCGTACAGCTCAAATAACGGTTCTAGAGCCTCTGAAACGGCGTCGGGATATAATCTATCACTTGACGCTTTTAACGCTCTAAAATCGGCTGGATTTCTGTATAGCGGGGTGGACTATGGTCGTTATTGATAAACGGACGCTTGTCGATTCGGTGACCATTTCGAAGCCAACAGGAAAGAAAGACGGGTGGGGGAAGGAAGAATTCTCCGACCCGATTCTTTTGAATCCGGTACGCTTTGATCGCAACTTTGACGGCCCTGGGTCAGTGAATAACCCGTCCGGACAAAAGAACCCGTCATTTCGTGCGCCTGGTGTTATCTTCGTGTACCCTCGCTATTGTGATGTAGAGATTGATGTATCATATCGTAACTCGATTGTAAAGGACGGCGACGATGAATATATTGTGAACAAGATTATTCCTGTTTATGAGCCTTTCAGCCGTCGCATTTTTTGCTACGAAATCGAGGTGATGTGATGGGTATCAATGTCACGATAGATTTGAGCGGAGCAACACGAAAGATATCGCAAGCGTCAGAGCGAAAGGCACAGTTAGAGATTGCAAACCAAGCCTTATTAGATATGGAGCCGTATGTGCCGTTACTACATGGCCCGCTACGCTCTAGCGGTCATGTGGCAGGCAATGGCTCACAGATTATCTACAATACACCATATGCACGCGCCCAGTTTTATGGTGGTGCTTATAACAAGTATCGCAGTTTTAGCTTTGGGAAGTACACTACTCCCGGAACTGGTAAACGCTGGGACCTAAAGGCATCAGCTAACCACGGGAACAAGTGGGCAGAGGTCGGATTGAGAGCAATGGGGTTTAATAAATGAAAAGTAACAATGATTTCAACGTTGTTTTGCGCGATTTTATCAACACCCTCGGTCTACCGCTTGCTTGTGAGCTTGACTTCCTAAGCGAGTTAGACTCTTTGGTCCTTTATCCGTTGCCAGGCGGTAAGGTTGAGCGTGTTTATATGGACGGGTCGCGAGATGTGAGCCTTATCTTTGAAATCGCAGTCAAGGTTAAGAACCAGGTAACAGCTAGCGAGTGCCTTTGGGAAATTAACAAGGCACTTTCTGAGTTTGATCTAGTCTTACCAAGTCAAAACAACTCATATATTTTTAATAACCTAACAACAACCCAGCCGTCTTTAAACGAACGGGACGAGCAGGGTTTTTATATTTATCTGCAGGATATCACTGCAAACCTAACAATTTTGAATAACAAAGGAGTGTAATACATGGCACGTCAAAAGAACGCCCTCCGCGGGCATTTTATCGCACCAGTCACTGATCCAAAGACTGAACCGGCAAAAGAAGCCTACAAAGAGCTTGCAAAATGGATCGAAGACGTGGACGACGATACAGATGAAACAACAGCATCAGTTGCCTACTACGATGGCGACGGAACAGAAGAAACAACCGTGACAGGCGTCAAAGGTTCTTATACTTTCAAAGGAACTTACGACAAGGAAGATGAAGCAATGGCCCTTGTTGCTGGTTTGAAATACAAACTTGGAAATGACCGCTTGGTTTGGCATAAAGTCGTAGATTCAGACGGTAAGAACCAACACGTCGGAATTGCTACCGTATCTGGTATCAAAGCCGGCTCTGGTGCTGCTGCTAACTACGAAGAGTTTGCTTGTAAGATCTCTTACAACTCACTCCCTAAAACTACAGCGGTTGTAGGATAATACTTGAATTCAACAGCGTTCCTGTAAAGGGAGCGCTCTTTTTTGTGCATTAAAGGAGGAAATCATGTCTATTTCAATCGAATTAAAACGCAATTACATTCCCATTAACATCGGAGAAATCGAACTACAGTTTGACACATCACTAGAGAATATCTCACGCCTTGCTACGCTCCAGGAAGAGATCACAGAACGCTTTAATAAGTATCAGTTAGAACTCATTGAGCGATCTAATAACGGAGAGTTTGACGATCTCAAAGAGGGAATCGTTAATAAAAAAGTTATTGACGAAGCCTTCGAAATGCAAAAGAAAATGACGGAGATTAAGTATGATGTCTTATTCGGGGACGGTACCTTTGCTGAGCTCTATGAACGCTATCCAGACCTTGACGCTTTGGATCATGCATTTGATGAGGTAGATACAATGCTGGGTGCTGAGCTTGACCGTCTAGGCCAAGAGCGAGCTAAAGCATCGGGGGCAGTAGCTGAATCATTCGTAAAAAAAGCAAAAGCGAAGAAAACCAAAAAAACCAGCAAAAAGTAAAAAGGGGGACTGCTCATGAAATTAAATGAGCCTATACAGAACTCCTTTGAAGTGAACGGGCACACCTATGAAGTGGACTGCTCCTTTGACCTGGTACTGGACGTATTTGAGATGTTTGACAACGAAGTCATGAACAATCTCGAGAAGATGCGTACAGCGGTTTTAATGATGACGGACGAAGCCTTGGATAATCCAGAGGATATAGTGGCCGTGTGGGAATATATCGACGAGCATTTTTTAAAAACTAAAAAAGAGCGCGTGGTTTATGACCGGCATGGCAACCCTATGCCTGTAGCCAAGGACGAAGAAGATGATATTCGTTTGATTGATTTTGAAGTAGACGCGCAGGAAATATACGCTAGCTTCGTGCAAGCGTACAATATCAACCTCTTTGAAGCACAAGGCCGGCTTACATGGCCTGAATTTATCGCGTTACTAAACGGTATACCAGAGGGAACGGCTGTATCTCAATTAGTAGAGATACGGTCTTGGAAACCCTCGAAAAACGATAGTAGCGAGTACAAGGCCAAAATGAGACGGCTACAAAATAAATACAGATTAGACGGAAAGGAGGGAGATGAATAGATGTCAGATGGAAAAATTGTAATTGATGTCCAGGTCAACGGGAAGAAACTTACAGAACTATCAGATGCCTTGAAGCGTTTAGAGTCCGAAGCCCGTAGATCGGGCCAAGGTGTCAAAAGCGCCGGAGACGGTATCCAGGCTACTGGGGACAAAGCCTTAAAAGCTGGCCAAGGTTTTAAACGTGCCGGTGACCGTATGGCCGAGGGTGCGAAGCTATCCGAAACATCAAGCAACGGCTTTCGTCGCGCTGGCGAGAAGATCAAAGAAAGTTCAGAAGTCGCTTCCAACTCTGGGAATGGTTTTAAAAGGGCTGGCGAAAAGATCAAGGAAAGCTCCGATATCGCTGGGCGTTCTGGAGATGGTTTTAAACAAGCCGGGGAGAAAGTAAAAGAAAGCTCTGACCTTGCCCAGCGGTCTGGCGACGGTTTTAAACAGGCCTCAAACAAAATCAAGTCAGCTAGCAATGAGGCTAGCTCTGGCGGTGAAGGCTTTAAACAGGCCGGTCACAAAGTGAAAGCCTCTGGCGAGGAAGCCAAAGGGGGTGGTGCTGGTTTTAAAAAGGCTGGTGAAGATGCCAAGGCTGGCGGTGATAAAGCCGGCCAAGGTGCTAAAGGCTTTGAAAAGATCAAAGACGCGATCAAGAACTTTTCTGTCGGTGCTGTAGCTTTTAAGGCTGTCAGTTCTGCTATGAATCTTGTCAGTCAGTCAATGGATAAAGCGATTGACCGGTTCGATACCTTGCAACGGTTCCCGAAAGTTATGAAGGCTTTTGGTCACTCATCGAAAGATGTGGCAGCGTCTACTAAGCTACTTTCTGAGGGTATCGAAGGACTACCAACAACGCTCGATACGGTTGTAGCGACTACGCAGAAGCTAACCTCAATGACTGGCAACTTGAAGCAGTCTACCAAGTTAACAATTGCCCTAAATAATGCCTTCCTTGCCTCTGGTGCTTCTACTGAAGAAGCGTCTCGCGGTTTAACGCAGTATACCCAGATGTTATCATCCGGCAAGGTTGACTTGCAATCATGGAAGACCTTGCAAGAAACCATGTCTTATGCCTTGCAGAAGACAGCAGAATCTTTTGGTTATGCTGGGGCATCGGCACAGAACGACCTCTACAAGGCTTTGCAAGATGGCAAGATAACATTTAGTGACTTTAGCAAGCGTCTGATTGAGTTAAACAAGGGAGTGAACGGATTTGCTGAAATGGCAAAGAAGAACTCCGAGGGTATCAGAACATCGTTTACTAACATCGTTAGTGCGATTGCAAAAGGTATCGCAAATGTCATTACTGAGTTTGACAACTTGAGCAAGGCTGTCACCGGTAAGAGTATAGCCAAACACTTGGACAGTATCAAAGATGCTATTAATAATACTTTTAATATCATTATTGGTGTCATTCGAGGTGCTACTCCGGTTGTTAAATCACTAGTCAGTGTATTAGGCTTTCTTAAACCTGTTTTAGACCCGCTTATCTCGATATTCGCCGGTGTCGTATCGGCAGTCCTACTCTTTAAGGGAGCAATGCTAGGCCTTGCGATTATAAAGGGAATCGGTAGCCTAATTGGTACGCTTATCACTTCCCTGGTATCTCTAACCAGTACCTCACTTGTAGCAACGGGTGCTACTACTGGACTAGCTGGGGCTTTGGCCTCTCTATCTTCTGGTGGAGTCTTTCTGGTCGTTGGTGCTATCGCTGGGCTAGTGTCTTGGTTGACGCAGGAAAGCGAAGCGTCCAAGGAAGCCAAGGCCAAGAATGAAGAATTTAAGCGCTCCCTCGATGATCTTCACGAAAGTGTGAATAAAGGCAATGAAGCCTATAAAGATCGTAGAAACGAGATACAGGCTACAGCAGAGGACAACGAGCGACTAGTCAAAAAGATTGACGAACTAAACGCGGTTGAAAACAAGACTGCAGCTCAGAAGAAAGAACTTGCGTCTGCAGCGGAAACCCTTAACTCACGTATTGAGGGGTTGAACATCCAGTACGACAAGGCAACCGGCACAATCAACATGACAACGGACGCGATCCGTAAGCAGATTGAGATTGCTAAAGCATCGGCTGAGATTGAGGCTGCTAACGACAAGATGGTCGAGAATGCCAAGAAGCGTTATGAAATCAAGGATAAGATGAAGGAACTCGAAAAAGAGTACCAGAATACTATCAGAGAAACCGATGACGCAGAAAGTGGATTTTTTGCCAATTCGTCAGTAAGAGACGAAATCAAGAGCCAAGCAAAACAAAAGTACAACGAAGAAGTCAAGAAGCTCCAGGACGATATCAAGAAAACTGAAGAGTCCGATAACGAATTAACGAACACAATCGTCAAAAACAACGAAGCCAAGGCCAAATCTACAGAAGATGCGTCTGGTCGTATGATCTATACGATGGAAAACATGAATGACGCTCAGCGAAAAGCTGTAGAAATGATGCAACAAGAGTTTGCTAACCTCAAGGGTGAAGTTCAGAACGCATTCCAGGCAATCGAACAACAGACAGCCTTATCTGCAGATCAAATGACCGCTAACTTGCAGAAAAATATTGATGCAGTAGATAAGTGGTCACAAAACCTTGAAACACTCGCTAAACGTGGGCTTGATCAAGGGCTTATCGAACAAATGCGCCAGGCTGGTCCTAAAATGGCCAACCAAACGCAGGCCCTTGTAGATGCGTCAGATGAGCAATTGGGACGGCTCAATGGCAAGTGGACCGAGGCAGGAGATAAAGCCAAAGAGGGCTTCTTGCGTGGTATTCGTGCTGCAGGTCAAGAGTTACCGCCCGAAATCGAAAGCATGGTAACGGCTATCGGTGATGAGTTTAGAAGTGCACTCGTTGATGCAGGATTTGAAACTGCAGCAAGGAAAATACCAGAAGATGCAGCGAACGGTGTGCGGGCAAACAAAGACGCACCTAAACAAGCAGTTTCTGAAATGACCGAGGGTGCTAAACAAGCCTTTAATAACTTACCAACAGAAGCCAAGTACAGCGGATCACAAGTAAGTGGTCAGTATGCGCAAGGGATTACAGACAACCAAGGAGCAGCACAAAGTGCGAGTGAATTGCTCAAGACTGCCTCTCTTGGAGTCCTGTCTGGACTCTTTGGCGAAGGGCAGGCTAAAGGTGCCGAACTTGGTTCTGGTGTAGCTTCTGGTGCTACTGGTGGAGCCGGTGCCGTACAAGCAGCAGCAGACACATTGAAGATGTTTGCTGTGACCGGAATGTCTGGACTCGGACAAGAAGGGCAAGCCAAGGGTGCTGAATTTGGTACAGGAGTAGCTTCCGGAATCAGTGTCGGGCAACAAGTCGCGATAGGCGCAGCATCCGCACTGAACCTTGCCGTATCTGCTCAATTCCTCACGATGGGATCAAACGGGCAACAAGCCGGATCCCAATTTGGTTCTGGAGTCGGTGGAGGTATCACTTCCACACAAGGGATTGCAACTGGCGCAGCGGGCATCATGAAACAGTTGATTAATGTCAGCGTAAGCTCGCTTGGTAGCGATGGCCGTAATTCTGGTACGCAGTTTGGTACTGGGGTAACTAGTGGTATTGCTAGTCAAAACGGCGCAGTACACGGCGCATCTAGCTCATTGAAATCATCGGCTCACAGTGGAATGTCTGGAGGCTACAGCGGAGGCTATAGCGCAGGTATGGCTATTGGTGAGGGTATGATGAGTGGTATCTACGCAATGGCTGGATCGGTTGCAGCAGCAGCAGCTAGCATCGCAAGCAGTGCGGTAGCAGCAGCTCGAAGCACTTTGCGTATCAACTCACCATCCAAGGTATTTAGAGACCAGGTTGGTCGCGCAATCCCAGAAGGTATGGCTGTCGGTATTGAAAAATATGGCTATTATGTCAATGATTCGATGACTGCCTTAGCAAACAAAACCGTGGAATCAGGCAAGAAGTACACTGACGGCTTTGGCTTTAACTTGCCAGGGCGCGGTGATCTTGTTAGTGGTCTAACTGACACGCTAGCTACGCGCTTTGGCTATTCTGGCGGTGGAATTTCAAACTCCAGCGTTACTAACAATTACACACTTAACGCAAGCGGTACGGCTAACGACAACTTCTTTAGTCCGGAGAATATGCGACGACTCTTGCGCGAACTTGCTTACTATACAAATTTAGAAGGAGGTAAAATGGCATAATGGGAAGTTTTACTTTTAACGGTGTGTCAAGCGCCGCTCACGGCTTGCGTGTCACAAGCGATTATGTAATTAATTCCACTGGACAAGATATTTCAACAGTATCTGTAGCTGGCCGTGATGGCGATTTGCTATTGTCTAATAATCGTTTGAAATCTGTAACGATTGAACTCCCTTGTACAATTATGTCTAACAAGAAGTTAACAGACGCAGGAAGTGATATAAGTAACTGGCTTAATGTTGCAGGTTATAAAGATTTAACCTTGTCTTGGGATCCAGACTTTATTTATCGTTCAGCGTTTATCGAAACCTTTGAAATCGCTGGTCTTATGCGACAGTTTGGGAAAATCAAACTTAACTTTTTGACCTATCCAGTCAAGTTTTATAAACAGGGCCGTACAACTCAAACGCTCTCGAACGGTGCGACAGTCAACGGCATTGGTAATGTCAACGCTAAACCTATCATCACTCTAGTTGGATCGGGTGATTGTACGCTCACTATCAACGGTCGCAAGACTAAGTTGAGAGCGGTACAAAATACGATCACGCTTGATATGCAAGCGAACCAAGTCTACTCTGGTAATCTTCCAGCGTGGGATAAGGTCGTGAGAGCGCCACAATATCGAATGCCGTATTTGGACGCTGGTCGTAACTTGATAAGCTGGGACGGTGATTTTACGGTTAAAATGGCACCATATTGGGGGGTTAAGCTATGAGGCCTATACTTTTTAATAAAAACGAACAATCGTTTGATACGTATGGTCTGGGTGAGCTGAACGTAACCAAAGGTACGGCAACACGGGAACGCAATGGGAATTATACGCTATATGCTGAGATTCCCGTGAATGACCCGATGGTCTCGATCTTAAAAAAAGAGATGAAGCTCAAAGCTGATGCTGGGCTAAGAACCAAGAATCAGACATTTGAAATCTCTCGGGTCGTTAAAGATAGCAGTAATATTGTTAAGATTTATGGTCAACATATCAGCCATAAATTGGAATACATGGCATTGCGAAATGCCACAGCATTCGCTGGATCTGCTTATAGCGCCCTAGCGGTTTGGAAAGGTGCTTTGATTGGTGATCTAACATTTGATGTCTGGTCTGATATCCAGACCACGGCAAAGGGTGTTTTTGACATCTCAAAAATGGAGAATGCCCGTCTTGCACTCGGCGGTGTCGAGGGGTCAATCCTTGACATCTATGGTGGTGAATACGAGTTTGACAATATGACCGTGCGACTGCATAAGCAGTTAGGTCGTACTGCTCCAACTGTATTAGAATACGGTCGTAATATCTTATCTGCTGAATCAGACGAAACGATTGAAAGCTCATATACTAGCGTATTACCATTTGCTACTTATACCCCTGACAAGCCAGAGGGCGACACTAGCGATAGTCAACCAGATCCAGTAACCGTAACACTCCCAGAGGATTACGTAGACAGTAAGTACAAAGCTCTCTATGCACATCGCAGAATTAAAGTCGTAGACTTTTCCAGCGAATTTAAGAGCGACAGCAAGAACAAGGATATCCCAACGGCTGATAAGCTACGCAAACTTGCTACTGACTACATGGAACGGAACGCAATCGGTAAGCCTAAAATCAATACCAAGATCGAGTACGTGGATTTAGCCAAGACACTAGATTATGCAGATCGTGGCTGGATCGAAGAAGTTGAATTATGCGATATTGTACCCGTCTATTATCCACAGATTGGGCTGACCGATGAAACTTTGGAAATAACCACGATCACTTACGATTTTGTCAACGAACGAAATGAAAGCGTGGAATTTGGTGACATCGGTACGAATGTCCGTGCGACAATGCAGAGCGGTCTTGCTGGCAAGGTTGATGATATCGCTAAAGCCCAGCAAAATTTTGAGAATAGTTTGCCAGATTATCTTTTAAACGCTCAAGGCAACAAGGTTTGGTACAATCAGCCCGATGACAAAGAACATAAAGTCGGTGATATCTGGTTTGAGAAGAACGGCATCTATGACCGTATGTATGTTTGGAACGGTGAGATGTGGGAGAAGCGCATCGATACCGAGGACATTGACAAGGTCAAGAAAGAGTTTGATAAGCAATTAGAGCAAGCCAATCAGTCAACCGCTATCGAGATCGAGAAAGCCAACGCAAAAGCTAACGAAGCCTTAGCAAAGGCCGGTACAATACCAGATACGCCCACGTTGTCCGAGCAGATCAAACAGCAAATCTTATCAAGTCCAGACTTAAACCGCAAGGTAACAGAAACGCTCAATCAGACTGACAGCGGGGTTATCTATAATAAGATATACCAAAATATCAAAACCGACTTCGTCGAGCAAAATGATATTAACCAAGTCTTGACTAGTTTCAGCGATGAACTTCAAGCTCAAGTTGTAGAATTTAACAAACTCACAGAGTCGAACAAGCTCTATGAACGTATCATCGGAACATCGGAAACAGATGCACCAGATAGGCTCTCACGCTTGGTTATGTCTAGTGATATTTTTCAGACCGAGGTTGGGAAGTATGTCACAGATGATAATAATCTGATTGTCAATTCAATGACAATGGAAACTAATACACTTGTTAATGCCTCAAGGAAAGGAGTCGATATCTTCGTCAAAGACGGAATTTTTACGATCAAGGCTCAAGGCCTAACAAGCTATAATTTCAGCGGTTTTACCTTGCCGATTTATGTTAAAAAAATCTATCATGGCGAAACTTACACGCTGGGCTTTAAATACCGTATTCGGCAAAAAGTAGACACTAACTTTGTATTTACTGTTAAAAACCACGTTGCAAACAAAATGTTGCTATCTGCTGATATGGCAAACGCAAACACGCCAGCAAGCGACGAATGGCAAGAATTCCAACGCACGTTTACGGTCGGTGAAGATTTCGCTTTCGGTGAAGATCCGCAAGGGCGATATCCGTTTTATATCTATATGGCCAAGAATGGCTGGATTGAATTTAAAGAGCCTATCCTTGTGCGTGGTTCGCGCACAGGTCCTTACAAACCGAGCCAGTTTGACGACGCGTTCGCTGAAACAAAAGCAGTACGCACACAAATGACCCAACTTGCTGGCTCGTGGGCCGTGAAGAACCTCAACAGCAACGGTGACGTACTAAACTCAATCAACGTACTGGCAGACAGTACGAACCGAATAGACGGACGGCTGACACATATCACAGGTCAGACCGTGATAGACGAAGCCGTGATCGATGGTGCGTCTATTAAGTCACTGTCAGCTAGTAAAATATCTGGTGGTGAGGCTGACTTCGCTAAAATGAGCGTTGTCAATTTTGACGCTAAAAATGTTACATCTGGGACATTTACAGGGCTTACATTTAGGGGCGGTCTAATCGAAGGGTTAAACGGCAAGATGAATATTGATCTGCAAAACAGCCAAATAAATATATTGGATAATGACGCAGGGATTACTAGACAAAAAGGAGGATTCCCGTTGCAATTCATCCGAATGATAAACGATGACCAGATCACTAATCGCGGTATCAAGGAATCGACTCTAACGATTATCGGCTCAAATCGTGACGGGACTGGAGTGTCACATAACAGCGGTTTTGCAGGCTTTCGGACGTACAACAGCGCTACTGATTCTCTTTCTGAAATAGTCGGAGATCAAGTGCTTATTATGACTAACAATAGCAAACGTAGCCCGTGGATCTTTAAAGCAGCGGATTACACTGATAATCATCACAGATTGATACCGTCGAACGAAAACGGAACTAGACATTCGATCGGTCGAAGCGACAGGCGATTAAGCGAAATCCATGTTGACGAAATTTATATAAATGGTGTCCGTCTTAAAATGGCTCTTAAAGATATGCTGAATCGCATGGGTTATCGAGGCACAGGAAATTGGGGGGATAATGTAAACTAATGAATGAACAAACATATCAACGAACTTTAAACAAAATCAGCTTTAAATTAGCAAATTCAGAGATGGTATCTGCACAATATGAAGCACTCTACGAAGAATCGCAAGAACAATGTAAGCGATCTAACGACTTACTAGCTAAGTTTAATAAGGTACTAGAGAGCGATCCAGCACTCAAAGAGCTGTTTGACGAGGCTTACGCTGAAATCGAGGAGGTAAAAAAAGTAGATGGAATTTAAAGTAGTAAATAAATACTTACAAGAAACAAACAAAACTTTTGTCGCAATTCGACAAGAGACACCATATACGGCTTTTGACCGTGTGCTAATCGGTGATCGCACTAACGAATCAGATGATTCGCTAATCGAAGCGGTATTAGGTCAGATCGCGACAGAGTTTAACCCAGCCGAAGGTGTTAAGAAGTTACAAGAAGATCTGCACGTCCAAGCTGAAGATTACGAAGCTAAATTGGCTGAAAAAGATACCAAGATCGCGGAAGTTAAGGCAGTAGCAGATTGGGCAGTTTTGGCACGGGTGACCGATGTCGAAAATCCACTAGATCCAACAATCTATAAGCGTGGCCTTGAATTGGTTGATTTAGGACAGAATGGTAAGACTTACAAGTCGCAGGAAATCTTCACGCTTGAGGACAAAACACATAACGCTCAATATGGGGAGGGCAACCGTGTGATGGTACAAGTCAATAGCGATTTTACTTATAACGGTGAAACCCTTGATCAGCTTGCAAACCTTGAGCGAAATGGCAAGCTGGCAGTTTGGAAGTGGACGAAGCCAAAAGAGGATACAGACTTGGACACTCAACCCGTCCAGTAAGCTAGTGATTTAATGGGGAGGTGGTAAAATTGGACCTATTGACACTAGTTGACAAGTTAACTCCCGTTCTCGTCGTTATCATTCCGAGTTATTTTTCCTTTAAAAGTACAAAAACCACAAAGGAGGCTGACAAACGTATTGAGGGTCTATTGAATAAAATCGATACCCTCGGAAAGTCTGTTCAAACCGTGGAAACTATTGGAAAAGATAACAATCAGAATTTAACGATGATTGGGAAAGGGCTTCAACGCTTGCAACGTTTTCGATTGCAAGAAAACTTAAAGAAGGCTCTCAATCGTGGGTATACTAACCAGCATGAGATTGAGGAGCTATCGAAACTATACGAAAGTTACGTCGAATTAGGCGGTAACGGTGCGATAAAAGTGCTCTTTGAGCGCTTTTTAAATTTAGAAATAAAAGAGGAGAATTAACATGGATCAAATTACAGGCATTATCACAACATCAGCGATGAGCATTTTAGTCGTTTTGACGGGTATCGTGGTTCAAGCACTCAAAAAATATTTGCTTATGCGTGGAGGCAAGAAAGCAATCGAGATTGCTGAAATCTTAGCAAAGAACGCTGTACGAGCTACAGAGCAAGTTGCGTACAAGTTGGATATTCACGGCAAGGACAAGCTCGAGCACGCTAAAGCGAGCTTGATCGAGGGCCTTGAATCTCAAAATATCCACTTGACAAATGACGAGCTTAACACGTTCATCGAATCGGCCGTTAAAAAGGCTAACGACGAATGGAAGAAATAGGAGGCAAAATATGAGTAGAATTGAATCAAGTATCGCACGTATGCGTCATTTGCAAGCGATCCCTGTGCATTACGACATGGGAGACCGATATGGCAATGACGCAGATGGCGACGGTCGCATTGAGTTTGATTGCTCTAGTGCCGTATCATACGCATTAGAAATCAGCCTAAACAATAATACAGAAACACTTCAACAAGCGCTCCCAGCAATTGGTTATGCTAAGATCTTTGACGCAGTAGACGGCACGTTTGATGCTAAATATGGTGATGTGGTTATCTGGGCACCTCGTGACGGATCAAGTTCGCTTGGATCGTCTGGCCACGTACTTATCATGACCAGCGATAGTACGGCTATCCACTGCAACTACGGCATGGATGGTGTGACCGAGAATGACTACAACTACATTTGGGATCTCAACGGCCGTCCTCGTGAGATCGTATTCCGCGAGAGTGGGACACCACTTCCAGCACCAGCGCAGAGCGAATTTGACCGTGAGCTAGATGTCAACACACGTTTGGCTAAGTCAGACAAGCCTTACTACGAGGGCACTCTTACCACTGACTACTACGTAGAGGCTGGCCCTCGTATTGATAGCCAAGATAAAGAGTTCTTGCCTGCTGGTACCCGTGTCCGAGTATATGAGAAGCTCAACGGCTGGTCACGGATCAACCACCCAGACAGCGCGCAGTGGGTAGAAGATAAGTATTTAGACGACTGTACAGATATGTAAGATTTCCCCTCCTTTTTGGAGGGGTTTTTTTGGCGTTTATAACGGTAATTTTTAAAATTGTCTATTATAACGGCAATCATGCTGTTATTTACTTGAAAAAAACGACTAACTGTGCTATAATAATTGTACACGGATTTTAAACAATCTACTAAATAACCAAGTGAAGACAGGGTGACACCTTGCTTGGATTGCATACATAAATCCCGTTACGTTTCCCGTGAGATATTGCGGAAAAATAAGTAATCCTCTTTTGAGCAATTGAAAGAGGTCATGAAGTGTAAGAAGATTGAGGGTGTATGCAGTATAGAGGTTGTACGTAATTAGACCATTATCAGACAGTGGCGGTGACAATAGACGCTTTCAGTGAAAGAATAATCTGGGGTAGGCCTTGCGTAGCAGTAAGAACCGAACCAGAAATGCTAAATTAAACCGTTTTGCACTTGAGGTCGAGGGATCGGCCAATAACACCAAAGATAAGTACAAGTAGCCCAAAATGTGCAGACGATATATTGGAATATATTAATGCTTAAAACATATTTCTGAATGTCGGGTGAAAGTTGGACGTAACCAGTCGTGCCTAGTCATTTGATCGCTACGGAAGTTATAGGGTCGCTCCTTATGGCTCAGACCGTGGTAGGCTATCGGTCAATAAATTGCGTACAATTGAAGTAGAGCGAAGGCTCATTTAGTTGATTGTTTAAAGTTCGTGTCCTTGCATTTAGCAAGGTTTTTTATTTTGTAGAAATGATAAATTTACTACCCTTGTTTGAAATGTTGGTGGTCTTATTGATCATCAGTGTACTCTTATTGCTCTTTGTGCCGAATTTGACCAAGCAAAAAGACTCCGTGAAAGAGACAGGAAATGCAGCGGTTGTGAAGGTGGTCGAAAGTCAGGCTGAATTGTACGAGCTCAATCATACCAATGACCAAGCCACTCTAGCAAAACTGATTGCTGATGGAAATATTACCAACAAACAAGCAGAATCCTACCGTGCCTATTATGCGAAAAATAGTGGAGAAACTCGTGCGGTTGCAGATTAA